CGGCCAGAAAGTTGATGAATTTGCACCGTTTTTTGTAGGTGGTGAGAATTTAGACTATCCGGGAGACCCGAAAGGTAGTGCTGGAAATACGATTAATTGCCGATGTAAAATTGTGTTTACGGTAAAGTTAGACGAGAGAGGAAAACCAATAAGAAAATTATGAAAAAATTAGAAGTGTATTTTGACGGTGTTTTTGTTTGTGATTATTCAGATTACGATAGGGTAGTTTGTGATGATGAAAAAAAACTTTTTTTAATTTTAAACGATAAAGATGAGGTTATAGGGTCTATACCGTTTTCCTATATGATTCTAAAAAAAGAAAAATAAAATAACTATTTAGATTAATTAAAAATAATATTAATATATTTGTATTATGGAATTTAAAATATTATCAAACGATTTAAAAGAGTTAGACGACAAAAAAGGCGTTGTAACTGCATATGCCAACGTTTACGACTTCAAAGATAGTGACGGTGACATTAGCGCATTTGGTTCATTTGACAAAACAGTAAACGAAAACTTTAAACGTATCAGGGTTTTAAAAGACCATAACCCTACTATGATGATAGGAGTACCTTTATCTATCGATACCAAAGATAGTTACGGTTTGCTTACTACATCGCAATTTAACATGAATAAACCACTAGGTAAAGACATGTTTACCGATGTTAAGTTGATGCATGATTCAGGATTAAACGCTGAATTAAGTATCGGTTATAAAGTCATCCAAAGAGATACTAAAAATAAATCCATTATTAACGAATACAAGTTAATGGAATATTCTTTTTTATCCAGTTGGGGTGCAAATCAATTGAGCACGGTACAAGATATTAAATCGATTAAATCTCATTACGGAATAATGGAGTTAATCGAAAAATCATATAATTTGGATTATTCAGACGAAAGATTAAGACAAATTGAAACATTACTAAAAGCACTTACAGATGAGCCGTCAGAAACTGACACTTTGATAAATGAGCCGCTTACACTTGAAACATTAAAATCATTTACAAACTCATTAAAAATCAAATAACATGGACCCACTATTATTGGCCGAATTGGCAAACATCAAAACAGGCTTGGAAACAAAAACAGCCTTAGAAGTTAAAACAGCTATCGAAGCGTTTGAAACTAAATTGAGTGCATCAAATAAAAATCAATTTGAAGCCGAATTAAAATCAGTTACCGAAGCATTGGAATTGAAATTGAAAGCAGTTCAAGAACACGCTGACAAACTTGACATTAAATTGCAAGAAAAAGGAACAGCAACGAAAGAAGAGGGATACAACGAAAGAATGGAGAAATCTATTTCTGAAAAATTCGTTGATATCAAAGAAGTACGCAAAGGTAATGCAATCCAGTTGAAAGTAGTTGGAGATATGACATTAGGTGTTAATCTAACTGGTGCGCAACCTAAAGATTATAACTTCGATGTAGTTATGATACCGGGCCAAATGGTTAACGTTTCTGACTTGGTTGGAAGTGTGAACATTGAAGGAGGTACATATACATTCCCACGCGAGGGAGCTGGTGAGGGTGCAATCGCAACTCAAACAGAGGGTTCAAGCAAAGCACAAAGAGATTACGACTTTACAATGGTTGACGTGAATACTGATTTTATTGCTGGTTTTACACGTTATTCTAAAAAAATGGCCAACAATTTGCCTTTCTTGACTTCGTTTATTCCTAAAGCGTTAAGACGTGATTATTTTATCGCTGAAAATAGTGTATTTAATACTGTTTTGGCGGGTGCTGCAACTGCATCAACTGAAATTATCACAGGAAAAAACAAAATAGAAATGTTGATTAACGAAATCGCAAAACAAGAAAATTTAAACTTTCCTGTTAACGGTATCGTAGTTCGCCCATCAGATTATTGGGATATCTTGAAAACTGAAAAATCTACAGGTGCAGGTTACGGACTTCCGGGAGTTGTGACTTTTGACGGTGGACAATTAAGAATCAATGGTATCGCAATTTATAAAGCGACTTGGTTAACTGCAAACAAATATTTTGTAGGTGACTGGACACGTGTAAACAAAGTTAATACTCAAGGATTGTCCTTAGAATTTAGCGAAGTTGAGGGAACTAACTTTGTTAAAAACAACATTACAGCACGTATCGAAAGCCAAACAGCATTGGCAGTTGAGCAACCTGCTGCATTGGTTTACGGAGATTTTACAGCAGTATAGATTTAGGTTGAATTAGTTAATTTAAAAACCGTTTGTTAATTCAAACGGTTTTTTTTATATCTTTGAATAATCTAAAAAAACAATATTATGAAATACGAAGTATTAAAGCCGTTTTTTAAATTATCAGAGCAAAAGAATTATGAAATAGGTTCAGAGATTGAACTATCAAAAGAAGATGCTGCCGATATGGTAAAATATGATTTGATAAAGGAAATCAAAGAAATCAAAACTAAAAAATAATGACAAGTTATTTAGAAGTAATATCATTAGATCAAGCTAAATTATATTTAAAAATCGACACGCTTCAAACTGAAACGGACGACGAAATTACAAGTATGATTAATAGCTCTTTGTCGTTTATCGAAAAAAGAACGGGGCACCACTTTAAAACAAAGAATAAAACATTTTACGGTCAGGATACTGTAACTGTTTATGATTATCCTATTGTAGACGCTCCTTTAAACACACAAGTACGACAAACTAACTCTATTGTGCCAACTATTGACGGTTCGGTTATTTTAGAACTTGGATACGTTTCTTTGGATGATATTCCAAATGAGTTAATCGATGCGGCTTTGCAAATTATTAAAGTCTGGTTTTACGAAAGCGAGAAACAAGAAAACACTACTTTGATTCCTTTGTCAGTAATGCAAGCAATTGATACTAATAGACGTTTTATATGATAGCTAGAAAATACACAAAAGCAATAGAAATATGGAAAACAACAACCGTTCCAGATGGATATGGTGGCAATACTGTAACTACCGCTTTGGTTTATTCTGTTTGGGCAAATGTTATGACTAAAAAAGCCTATCGACAAAATGAAAATGGTCAAAATGATAACTTTGTTCAAACTATTTTTACGGTAAGAAATCGTTATGATATTGATTTAAGTATTGAGGACAATTTTATAAAATACAATGGTTTAATTTATAATATCGATTCTATTTTAAACAAAGATTTGAATAATATTGATATTGAAATATATGGAACTCAAAGGACTTAATCAGGTTATTTCAAATTTACGTAAATACGGCAAAGAAGCCGAAAAAGATATTGAGGATGCTACAGAATTAGCCGCACGTAATATTGAACTTTATGCTTCTAATTTAGCCCCTGCAAATTTTGGTAAGTTAAGAGGGTCAATTAAAGCAAAAGAAATAAATCCCACTTTATGGGAAATAAAAGCTGATGCAGATAATCTCGCACCATACGCTGCATACGTTGAATTTGGAACAGGTGGTTTAGTTCAAGTTCCAAACGAATTAAAAGAACAGGCGTGGTTGTTTAAAGGCAAAGGAATTAAAGAAGTAAATTTAAGAGCAAGACCATATTTATACCCATCATTGTTAAGAGGTCGCAAAGAATATCTAAAAGCGTTAAAATCATTATTAAAAGACTATGGTAAATCCTAACAAGTTCATAAGAAAAGCTATTTATGACGCCGTTAATGCTACGTATCCGTGCTTTGACACACAAGTAACTGGAAAACTAAATCCAACGCAATACGTCATTATATCAACACAAGATAAAGAAGATACAAACCCTACGAAATGCGGACACCGTTGGCAAGCCGCTACGTTGTTGGATATTGTTTGCATTTATAACGGTGCTGGTAATGTTGGCTCTCGTGTTGCGAATGATGATATGGAAAACACTATATTAGGATTGATTGCAAATATTCAAATATCAGGTTTCAAGGTAATAAATCGGGTTTACGAATTTACATCTAATTTAGACACAAGCACATCAACACAAACAGTTTATCGAAATTTTATACGTTTAGTGTTAACATTGGAATAATTTAATTATATTTACATAAAATTTAAAACTTACTATTATGAGCATTAAAGGCGAAAAAGGAATTATCTACATTTATACAGGTGCTGCCTATAAGCCAGTAGCTTGTTTAACTTCAAACAGTTTAAATACAACTGTTTCAATGATTGAATCACAAACAAAATGTTATCCGGGCGTTGTTAAAAAAACAGCAGGTACATTTAGTTATTCAATCGATGCAGAAGGTGAATATATCGACACTACAACTGTTGGAGGTGATACTGCTAAACAATCGCATGATGCGTTATTTTTGTTGCAACAAGCTAAATCATTAGTTGAGTGGAAACTCGATACTGATATTGACAACGCAACGAGCGTAAAATATTATGGAAGTGGCTATATTACCGATTTAAGCGCAACTTTTGGAAGCGGTGACGAACTTTCTACATTTAGTGCAACTATTGACGGTGACGGGGCAATTGTATTAGTTGATCCAAACGCCTGAGCTAGCGTTTTCAATAATGTTTTTAGCAGTGAATTTGCTTAACCTTAAATAAAATAAAATGACAAATACAGCATTAAAGGCGCAAATTGACAGCCAAATTACAAATGAAACTACGCCCGCAGGAATTACACCTACAGATGTTGGAACTAATTTAAAAGCAGTTGTTGATTATGTTGACCAACAAGCTCCGGAAAAAACATCAGGATCAATTACATTAAGTGGAACTACACAAGTATTGCCATATATTATAAATTCGTGTTCATTTACAAATGGTAAAGCTTATTTACCAACAACTCCAGTAATAGGAAAAGAAATCTATGTTATTGCAGTAGCAAATGGAATTGAAATATCGGCAAATATTGCAGGTACATCAAAATTATTCACGACATTTAATACTTTTATTCCAAATGTAGTTTTAACTCAATATCAAATGTATCGTTTTATTTACATTGGTTTTGGAACTGGTTCAGGTGATGGATATTGGAAAGCCGAATTAATTTAATAATATGAAAAAAATAAATTTATTTATTGGTGGAAAATATCGAGATTTTTATTTCGGTTTAGGTTTTTTAGGTAATTTACTTGAAAAAACAGGAATAGAAATGCACGAAATAGATGCAAAAATACAAGGCAATCCGTTTAAATGGATACCTGAAATAATGTATTATTCTTTGGCTTTTGGATATGTAAGAAGTAATGAAAGACCCGATTTTGATGCTTTTGACGTTGCTGAATGGATTGACGAGGTTGGAATGGATAGCGAAGTAGTTATTTCATTTTTTACATCATTTAAACAATCGCTTACAAAAGATGTTCCAGAACAAAAAGAACAATCTAAAAAAAAAGTAACGAAAAAATAAACTGGAGTGAAGATGTAATTTCTTTTGCACTTGGAGAATTAAAATGTCCTGATTTGGATTTCGTTTACGATATGACGTGGGCAGAATTTCAAATCAGGCTTTTTAGTTATAAAAGGCAGGATTTATATAAATGGCAAATGTTGAGAGAATTAATGTGGACTTCATATATTGCACCTCATCAAGACCCTAAAAAGATGGTAAAAAGAAAAGAAAGTTTCTTACCTTTGAAAGGGGATAAAAAAGCAATAGCAAGCGTTACACAAGAGCATAAAGATAATTTTATAAA